GCTCACCAGGGTCGTGTTGCCGTCTTTAAGGATGGCCGACGCTTCGGTGTTCGATGCGACATTGACAACCACTCGCTGGATGTACGCGCCAACCGATCCAAAGGCGGTCGTGGACGTAGCGGCCACGGCGACGTAGTTATACCGAGTGGGGGAAAGGGTACTCATATCCGCGCTCTCCTCGACGTCTGCCGATCGTGGACTGCCCACATATCGTTCAGCGTCACCGTGTTCTGTGGCCCAACCATGAGCGGTTTTGGCTCCATTGTTGGGGACTTGTCAGCGACCTCGCTCCATGATACCGCAAGCATTCGGAATGCGTCACTAGGGTGTGATGTCCAATCGTGCCGCGGTGATTGCCGGAACGCCTTTTTATCTTCGTCATACTCGCGTTGGTATTGGCACAGCGCCTCGATACCATCGCGGCATCTCTCTGCGTCAAACCACACTCGAGGCAGCGTCATGCGTACTGCCTGGATGCCGTTTTGCAGGCCAATGTCCGGCACCACAGCGAGTTTGCCGGCGCCGAGATAAACCGCCAGCTGCTCGATGATGCTGCGGCCCGTCTGTAGGCTCTTGGCCCTGGCGTCATGCGGCAGGTAATGCTTGGCGTATTTGTACGGCTTGCTTTCGACCGCCTCGGCGATGTCGTGGATGTCAGCGCCCGACACGGCGTAGAAGTCGATACAGCGGATCTCACCGCGCGTGACCTGGTAGAACCATATCGCGGTGTCGTCCCGATACCCGAGATCCCAACTTGAATAGACAGGCAGCTCGGGGTCGTATGGCACCCGCGTGATGCGGCCCTGATCCTCTGCCTGACGCATTTCTGAACCGTAAAAAGCACCGAGGAGGGCAGCCGAGAAGCTGGTTTCATACTCCTGCTGGTATTGATCCTCGGTCAATTGCGCTTGAGCGGCGGCTAGCTCGGACGCCGGGAGAATCCCGCTGGTTGACGCGGGCAAGCGCAGCAGGAACCACTCGCTAGGGTTTCGAGTGGCTAGTTCGTAGATGTCATAAAACTGGTTGCGCCCCTTTGGAGTACCGCCGAACACGCACCATCCGTTTTTATCACTCAAAGCGGGGCGAATGACGTTACCCCAAACGCTCGGTTTCCAATCTCCATATTCATCAGCGTACACCCCCGAGTAGCCCATTCCGCGCATCGCATCTGCGTTGTCGGCTCCGAACAAGCGGATCTGGCTACCGTTGATGAGCGTAATGGTCAGTTCCTGCTCGTTGACCGATTGGATGATCGGGTGTGCGCCATCCTTGAAGTATTGCCATGCGACTGCTTTGGCCTGCGATCGGTACGGTGCGACGTAGGCGAATAGGCCATATGGCCCCTGGTACATCGCAGCAGCGCGGATCATGTCATTGACCGCGGCGACGGTCTTACCTGCGCGGCGGTGTGCGACAAGGCAGGCCCAGCGTTTCGTGCGCTCATGAAACGGCATGAACGCCTTGCGCGGGCGATAGGGCAGGATTATTCGGGAGCCATCCATCCGATCTGTACCTTGACCGGGCCGTTGTCCTGGCCGGTGATCTCTTGCCGTGCCAGCTTCGGAACGTGGTACTCGAGCAGGGTGCTGAAGCAGTCAAAGGCAGCTTGCGGCCCCTTCTCCTCTGCGATTTGATCTAGCCACCCTTGGAGACGGTCTGCGTTGTTGTCCACAAATGCAGCTATTGCCTCTCTGGCGGCCTGTGTGGCTTTGTTGGGGCTGCCCTTACGGCTACCGCCCCCTGTCTTTTTGCCTTTTGCCATCGCTTTTTATCGCTCTTTGCGATCAATTCGTTTCATCGTTGCTGTGATAAACTGAAATTTATGCCTTTGGATCAATACAGTTTGCAAATTGTGTGTCAAAGCACATTTGAAAAGCCGAGCCTTCTTCAAGAGGGTTCGATTAAAGCTGAATTTGAAAAGCATCGTGCGCGTTTTGCTCGACAGCCTTTTGATTTGACGGAAGAAAACCGACGCCGAGGTTGGGCCGCTTTTAAGGCTTGGCACCAAACCGAACGAGAGAAAGCTGCCGAGTATCTGGCTCACATTCCTCCTGATTTTTCAGACTGATATTGCTTGTATGCTTCTGTTCCGATCGGCGTTAACAGCATGATCGACAGAAGTGTTGCATCGCCTTTTCGCAAACGCCGTTCCATTTCTTCTACAGAAATTCCTAAAAATTTGGCTTTGTCGGCGATCAAATCATCAAATTGATCTGCATACGATTTACTCTCGCCGCGGATTGCTGACCCTTTGAATTTCTGACCGAACAACTCTGACTTTTTCTTGATCGTTTCGCGGATGCCCGTCCAAACGTCTGCGCTGTAGTCTCTTGGGCTGCGCTTTGCTGCCGTAGCGGCTTCCGATACAGCAGTTTTTAGTGCTTCATAATCGGCGCCTGCCTCCACAATACCTTCGGAACTTGCCGTGAAAATTCCGCGGGTTGGATCTTCTGCGATACGCGCCCAATGGCGATCAAGGACGACGGCTGTCGGATCGCCCATCAGAGCCATCGCTTCTTCCCGAACCTTGTTCTTTTGCAGTCCAGCCAGGTTTCCCTTTTCAGACTGACGCAAGTTAGCGGCTCTCGAGCTTTCCATGCCAATTTTGCTGCCTTCTTTACGCGACATTTGGCCTGGCGGTATGCGGTAATCCGGCTGAATGATCGGTTCTTTTTTGATAAACCGACGCATATATTCGCTCATCGTCTGCAAGTTTTCTCGAGGCTGCGCGTTGGGCGCAGTCGCCGCAATGAATCCGGCAAGTTTGTCGAGGTTTTCGGGGCCATACACACGCTCGAATGATGAGCCGTGCATATCCCACCATTCTTTGTTCATGTGCTTGGATAGATAATCTCTGCCGATTGACGCCATTTCATCCATACGGCCAGCAAATTCGGGCGATTGGATAAATTGACGCCAGTTGCCTACGGGGAAAGACGCGCCTTCGCCTACGTTGTAACCAGCAAGTTGCCCCGTGCGTTCGCCAAATTTCGTAGCCTTGCGAATTTCGGTGGGTTCAAATCGTCGGGATACGTCCAGGTAGGTTTTGCCAGATTCTGGATCTGACCAAGTTCCCAGAAAATTCTCCGGCTGGCCAAGAGCCGCTTCGTTACGTTTTACAAATTCACCCAGCTGGCTTTGTGTTAACGGCTGCCTTGACTCCAAAACCATGTTTCGCGGATCGACGTTGGCGTATTTGCCCATCATCAACCCTTCTTTCGGGGTCGCGCCTGTTGGCAAATTGACCGAATAACCGCCTTTTTGTGTTGCTTCAATAATTGCTTCGGGAGTTGATTCTGCTGACTTACCTAACAACTGCGCGATGCGCTCGGCTTTTGATAATTTAACCAATCCGCCGACAACCGGCGCTGCTGACAAAACCGCCAAACCTTTGCCAACAACGTCGCCTTCTCGATCGGCGCGAATGTAATCTCGCCCTGCTTGAGGGTATTGCAACGGGGTAAACCCTGCCGCGATATCTACTGCGACGTCGCCAGCGTCGGTGCTTTGTGGCTGATCAAGGCTTGTTAATCGGCGAGTAGTTTCCGACGCGCGTTGACCAATCTGTCCGAAACTTGGGCCACGCTCTCCCTCTGCGCCAAATCTCTGGCCGTAATCATCTGGAGCCATTACCGGCACTTGATTTACCAACCTATTTCGCATTTCCTCGATATAGGCCAGCGCGTCAGCAAGACGATTACGGGGTTTTGCCATTATTTAAAACGCTCCAGCTTGTAAATCAACGTTGTAATCTCGGCAACGATTTCGTCCACAATGTTTTGCAGGTCAGTTTCCTGCGGTAAGTCGCCTCGGATACCCTTCACAAACGTCAACAGGCTATCGGCGTATTTTTTCGCGTCCGATTGAACCTTAAAACCTTCGGGATAATCCGCCAGCGGGATAATTCCCCTGTGTCCCTGGTAACTCTCCGCCCAACGGTCGGCAAGCCCCACAATATTTTCATAGTAGTGGCCCAGGGCTTTATGGCTCGCGTAGCTCGCCGTCTGCAAATGAAGGAAGTGCGTCGCGGTAGCTGAATGCAGCAAAACACCTACGAATTCGGCAGCGTCCTTGTGGCTCATTGCGGCGTTAACCTTAAATTGGGCAGGATGATTGCAGTCGTAGCATCTCCCAGCGCAAACCGCTCTGTCAACTGCCG